ACAGTCAAATACAGCAACAAGACATATTTTAGATGCTGGTTTATATCTAACACTAAGAGCTTGTGAAAATATTTCTTTACGTATAGCAGATTCATTAGAGTTTGAATTAACTAATGAAGCTTTAGTAAATAGTGTTAGTTTGTATAATGTTGCAACATTAGAACAAATAAAAGATTTACATTTATATGATTTTGGTATTTTCTTAGAGTTAGAACCTGACGACGAAGAAAAACAAATGTTAGAACAAAACATTCAACTAGCTTTAAAAGCTCAACAAATAAATTTAGAAGATGCTATTGATATTAGAAATATAAATAATTTAAAATTAGCTAATCAATTGTTGAAATTAAAACGAAAGAAAAAAGCTAAAGAAGTTCAACAAGCTAAACAGCAAATGATAAAAGCTCAGGCAGACGCTAATGCACAACAAGCAGAAAAAGCAGCTATGTATGAAGTACAGAAAAAAGAAGCGTTTGCACAAACAGAATTACAACTAGAAAAAGGTAAGTCAGATTTTAAACTACAACAAATGCAAGCTGCTTTACAAAATCAAATGCAGTTAGCTAAACAACAGTTTGAGTATGACAAACAACTAGCACTTATTGATGTACGAAAAAGTACAGCAAGAGAACAAATGATTGAAGATAGAAAAGATCAGAGATCGAAAATGGAGGCAACGCAGCAGAGCGCTATGATACAACAGCGTCAAGATGGTTTATTACCTACTGACTTTAGTGATCAAGCACAAGGTCCTTCCATTGAGCAAGAGTTAAATACACAAATGCCACCAATGGGACAAGATCAAATGCAAATGCCTATGTAATAATTATATAATATTATATTATGAGTGAAAATGAAAATGTTCCTCAAGAAGGGGAATTTAAAATGAAGAAAAAAAGAGGTAGACCAAAAAAGTTAGTAGCCAATGAAAAAGCTACAGCTAAAATAGATTTAACTGAAAAACAAACAAACACATCAGAAAATGCCGTTCAAGAGTCAAAAACAGAGGAACCTGTGTTACAGTCTGAAGAGACGAAAGAAGAACAAAACGTGGGACTGCAAGAAGTGGGACAAACACACGAAGAAAAAGTTACCGAAGAAACTAAGCCGGTAATTGAAGAAATAAAAGAAGAACAAGAAGTAGTTAGCAAAACAGAAACTCCAACACAACCCGAATTACCTGAAGGTGTACAAAATCTTGTTGATTTTATGAAAGAAACAGGTGGTAATATGCAGGATTATTTAAGATTAAATGCTGATTACACTAATGTTGATGATGATGTTTTATTAAAAGAATATTATAAAAATACTAAACCACATTTAGAAAGCGATGAAATAGATTTTATTATGGAAGAGCAATTTAAAGTGGATGAAGATTACGACGAAGAGCGAGAAATACGTCGAAAAAAACTCGCAAAAAAAGAAGAGGTTGCAAAAGCTAAAGGCTTTTTAGAAGAGTTAAAACAAAAATATTATGAGGAAATCAAGTTGAGGCCCACTGAAAATAATGAACTCACTAAAGCCAAAGAGTTTTTCAACAAATTTTCTAAAGAAAAAGAGATAGCGCAAAAGCAACATGAGATGTTTAAAAGCAATACTAAAGAATATTTTTCTGATTTCAAAGGTTTTGAATTTAATTTAGGGGAAAAGAAATTTAGATATGGCGTAAACAATCCAGAAGATGTTGCTAATGCTCAATCTGACATTTCAAATGTAGTTAAGAAGTTCTTAAACGATAAAGGAGAAGTTGTAGATGTTAAAGGCTATCACAAAGCTATGTATGCCGCTAGAAATGCTGATACTATAGCACAACATTTTTATGAGCAAGGTAAAGCCGACGCTGTAAAAGATGTTGTTGCAAAATCTAAAAATATAAATACTGATGCACGTCAAAGCGCGCCTGAAGATATTTATTTAAAAGGATTTAAAATAAAAGCAGTTAACGGTTTAGATAGCAGTAAACTCAAAATTAAAAAACGATAAATAAAAATGGGACAATTTTTAAGTGCAGCTAGTCAAGGATTAGCTGGTTTAACTCCTACTCAAGATCAGTCTATTTTATCAAGTAACTACTTACAGTGGACAGATAAAGCTGGTGATAATTTTGCTGATTTTGCTCAGCAATATTTACCTGAGCTATATGAGCAGGAAGTTGAAAGATTCGGTAACAGAACGTTATCTGGATTTTTAAGAATGGTTGGCGCTGAAATGCCAATGACATCAGATCAAGTAATATGGTCTGAACAAAACAGATTACATATCGGTTTTGACAATGTAAGTAAAACTGATGGTGGTGGACCAAGTCAATTTACTATTACTTTACCTCCAAACAATGAAGTAGTTGTTAGAAAGAATCAAACTTTTGTAGTTTTTGATCCTGTTAACGAAATAACTTTAAAAGGTTTAATTACTAATGCGCCAAACCCTGGCTCTCCATTAGTTCAAACTTTTGAAGCAGTTTGTTATACAGCAGCTGACTTTTCTGCTTTAGATGATACTGGTTTAAAACTATTCATTTACGGTTCTGACTTTGCAAAAGGTACAGAAGGTATGGAAGGTTCTGTAACTCCAGTTTTAACTCAATTTTCTAACAGACCTATCATTATTAAAGATAAGTATTTAGTTAATGGTTCTGACACTGCTCAAATTGGTTGGGTTGAAGTTGCTACTGAAGACGGAACATCTGGATTCTTATGGTATATGAAAGCTGAGTCTGAAACTAGACTTAGATATGAAGACTATTTAGAAATGGCGATGGTTGAAGGTGAGATTGTTGCTCCAACTAACCAAGCTTTCTGGAATGCTAACGCTGGTGGATCTGCTGGTAATGGTACTCAAGGTATGTTCTCTGCTATTGAGACAAGAGGTAATGTATACCAAGGATTTTCTGGTGCTGCTGCTCCAGGTTCTGGTGCATTAGCTGACTTTGATGCTATTCTACAAGAATTAGATTTACAAGGTGCTATTGAAGAAAACATGTTATTCTTAGACAGAGCTACTGCTCTTGATTTTGACGACATGATTGCTACTCAAGCTGGAAGTTCTTATAATGCTAACAGCGCTGCTTCTTACGGTCTTTTTGACAACGAAGCTGAAATGGCACTTAACTTTGGTTTCTCTGGTTTTAGAAGAGGTTCTTATGACTTCTACAAAACTGACTGGAAATACTTAAATGATGCTTCTACAAGGGGTATGGTTAACAACATCAAAGGTGTGTTAATTCCTGCAGGAACATCTACAGTATATGATCAAATGTTAGGATCAAATATCAGACGTCCTTTCTTACATGTAAGATATAGAGCTTCTGAGACTGACGACAGAAGAATGAAGTCATGGATTACTGGTTCTGTTGGTGGTGCTTATACATCATCTTTAGATGCTATGGAAGTTCATTACTTATCTGAAAGATGTCTATGTGTACAAGCTGCTAATAACTTTGTATTATTTGTAGCGTAATTTATTAACTTTTAAAATTGTAAATTATGGCAACAATTCAAATAAACAAAACAGACGGTAGTATTTTTACATACGAGTTGCAAGCTGGAGAAACTTATGCTGTTGGCCCTTGGGTAAGCGGACAAGGTAATCCTGAAGAATCAGATCCAGAGAAAATGGCTATTCTTGTGTCAGATGCACAAGGTCAACCTTCTCAAATCATAACAGCTACTAGAAATATAGCTGTAAATCAAGGGCTTAATCCTGAAGATTCAAATTTTCCAAAGTATATACTTAGTGGAATGCGAGCTTTTTTAAGTTGGGATCCAAATAGTATAGATGGAACATCTGAAGAGGAGCTTTGGGCTGCGTTAATGGGTGAAGCTTTAGCTAATGCTATTGAGTTAGCTTATAAAAACGATGATGGTGGAACTGGTTTAATGCAAGAGGCATTATACTGGATGGATCCAGCTGTTTTTGAAACGGTACAGGTAGCTCTTGCTGATTGGGATAACGATATAACAACTGCTAGAGCAGACATTGACCAAAAACTTAGCGATGCGTGTAATGCTGGTCAAGACGGCATTAGAGTAAGTAACTTAGGTTTTATTGCTTGTGGAACTGACACAACTAATATTGGTGAGGCTATTATTCCTTTACCTGAAGTAGTTAAAGCAAATCTACATGTTTCTAAAGTAGCTATTACTTATGACAATGTGACTGTGGCTCCTGTTCAAAATCAAGGACCACCTATTTAATATCATAAATAGTTATTATAATAAAAGCCCCTTTAATTAGGGGCTTTATTTAAAA